AGTGAGCACGGAGAATCCCGTCGACTACGCCCTGCGCCAGTTCGGCATCAGCCGAGCCGCGTTCACGGCGAAGTACGACTTCGGCAAGAACCACCTCCTCCTCGTCGCGCAGGGGCGCAAGGAGTCGATCTCGACCGCGCTCCTCGCGGCTCTGGAGGCAGAGGCGAAGGCAGTCGGCACCACCCTGTCGGAGTCGCTCGTCGATGCCTATGGGTTCGAGGGCGACATCGAGGACGCCTACGCCGAGTGGATCGTGCTCCGGCGCGCGGAGGCTTCGCTCCCCCGCACCGTCCCGCCAGGGAACAAGGAGCAGTCGCCGTGGGCGATCCTCGTCGACAAGGTGGGCTCGGTGTCGCGAATGAGTGCCGTGCTGAAGGTGCGGTACATTCACGTCAGGCGGTACATGACCGGGCGCACAATGCCCAAACCGATCCGCGAGTCGCTCACCACGATGGGCTACAGCGGGCTCGACGCCCTCGACCGGCGCCAGCAGGCGTGGTACGAGGCGAACCAGGGGGGATGATGGAGAAGGCCTTCGCAGTGACCGACGACGGGGGGGTCTCGGTCACGACTCCCGAAGGTGCCATCGCCCGTCAGCGCGTTCCGGAGGACGTCTCACCTGAGGCCTTCCGGAACGCGCTGGCGACCGTGGACCTCTACTGGAACTCCGAGGGGCGCATCCCGAACGCCGAGGAGGCGCACGCGGTCTTCCCCCGCCTCAGCAAGAAGACGTTCCGGCTGGTCTTCACGAAGGACGAGTTCTACGAGGCCCTGGACCGGCGCGGCATCCGGATCTCGAAGGAGGTCGGCCTCACGGAGCGCCAGGCGTTCGCCCTGTCGGTCCTGAGCGACTACTCCGACAAGAGGAGCACGCGCTACCGGCTCGCGGACATCGGCGTCGCGATGGCTGAGTTCCAGGCCTGGATGCGCGACGAGAACTTCGCGGCCGTCTACCGCCAGCGCGCCGAGAACAACCTGAAGGACATCGTCCCGCGCGCGATCCAAGTCGTCGCCGAGAACGTGGACAGCGGCGATCTGAAGTCCGCAGAGTTCGCGCTGAAGATGACCGGCCGGTACGACCCGAACGCCCAGGAGGTCGCGAACGCGCGCACCGTCGTGATGACGCTCGTGGAATCCATCATGCGCAGAGTCACCGATCCGGAGGTCCGAGCGGCTATTCTGGGTGACGTCGAAGGCACGATGGTCGCCATCAACGTCAAGGAAGCCCTGAAGCCGAAGGAGATCGGATAGTGGCAGGTACGACAGACCGGCTCGGGCTCTACCTCCCCGGTGGTGGGTCGAGCGGTGCATACGGCGAGAACGAGACGGCCGACATCGACCGCATCAACGGCAACTTCGTCATCCTCGACGACTGGGCGGAAGGTCAGGAAGGCCGCGAGGCGGTCGACTGGAACACCGCCCTTCTCCCTGGGGCGTACTGGGGCAACTCGGCAACGAACGCGCCGGAGACGGGGCTCACAGGAGGCCGGGTCTTCCTTGTCGGTACGCGCATCGTCCAGGAGGTCTTCAAGGCCGACATCACAGCGAGTTCGCTTGTGCGCACCTGGCGCCGCGTCTCCTCGACAGGCGGCGCGACCTGGACAGCCTGGTATCTCACGACGCCGGGGCTCGTGCAGGGCAGGATTCTCGGCTCAGGGCTCGATCAGCCGGTGAGCGGGTCGGGTTACACCGTCGTCAACTTCGAGGGTGCGTCAGCCTCCTACACAGACGGAGTCACTTGGAACGGCACCGACGAGCGCTTCGAGATCACACAGGCAGGGTGGTATCAGGTCACTTCAACCATCCTGTTCCGACCGGGGTCAGCGGGGCTGTCAACCGGCATCGTCGCGTCCGCAGTCTTTTTCAACGGAAACGTGGCCGGAGAGACCGTCCAGCGGACTGTGCCGCCGAACGAAAACGACTTCTCTCAGGTGGCTAACTGCGACCGCAACCTGTCGGTCGGCCACTACGTCGACATCCGTACTGTGCGTTCTTCGGTGCTTACCGGAGCGCTCGTCATCCACGCCGCGCTGAGCATCAGGATGACTCGTCCCGCGTAAGGAGCACCTCATGATCCTCACTCTTCCTGCCAAGCAGGAGACGCACAACGGATTCCGGAGAGCCGACGACCCCCGTGGCCGACACTCTGGTCAGGACTACGGCTGGAACAACGGAGACGAAGTCCTCGCCGCCGCTCCCGGCGTGGTCATCGAGATCGTCGATGACGGCCCGAGCGCGTACAACAAGGGCTGGGGCGTGCGCGTCCGCATCGAGCACGCCGAGGGCGTCATCACGACGTACAACCACCTGAGGTCCGGATCGGTGCTTGTGAAGGTCGGCGACACAGTCGGTCGCAACCAGCACATCGCGACGATGGGCGAGACAGGTGAAGCGCCCAACGGCCGTCACCTCCACTTCGAGTTGTACATCAACGGCGTCCGGGTCGACCCTGCTCCCTTCTTCGAGCGCGACCTCCCCGGCACTGTCGGCGCAGGGACCGGTCTGCCTGCGGTCACTCCGCTCCCTGTGAGGAAGCGGCTGGATCTGAAGGGCGAGTCCTGGTACTGGTATCTCAGCGCCTCGGACGCGATCCACAAGCGGAACCCGAAGGGTGGTCGCTTCGGCGGCGGCTCGATGGTCACCGGGAAGCCGGAGATCATCGACATCGACAGCAACGGCGCCATCCGTGTTCTGTCGAACGGCCGGAAAGTATGGCTCCACCCCTCGGCCAAGCCGAAGGCGCGCAAGAGCCTCGTCGGTCACCGCCTCCACCTCGGGACGAGCAAGTGGTTCTGGTACACGACGGCCGCACGCGCGGACAAGATGCGCTACCCGCAGGGGAACAAGCGCGGGCAGACCATGCTCACAGGCTCGTACACGGTGATCGCGGACGACGCCAAGACGGGGTCGATCCAGGTACACTCCAACCACAACGGCAAGGTGTGGCTGAACGACGCCGCGCGCAAGCACGTCAAGTGAAGGGAACGGACATGGCGAACGGATACGTCCCGCCCAACGCGGCGGAGATCATCGAGAGCCCTCGCGCTCGCAAGATCGTCTACAAGGTCGTCGGCTACATCGGCCTCGCGCTGACGGTCATCACCGCCGCGTTCATGCCGCTCGGCCTCCCTGTCGAGAACCTCCCCTGGCTCCTGTCGGCGTGGGCGGTCTTCGGCGTCCTCCAGAAGTGGTCGTCCTACGTCGCCGACCGGAACGTCATCGTTCTCCCGAACCCCGTGGAAGACCCGAATGGCCGAGGGGCCTAACAGCGCTCCTCCGGGCGCGGAGGAACTGGAGAAGTTCCACCAGAACGCTGACACGGACACGCGCAAGGAGTCGATCCACCACACCCTCGGCGGGCGGTCGACGCAGGCCTCTCCGGGCGACCACAACCACCGAGGTGCGGACGGCTCGGCGAGGCTCTTCGAGGGCATCACGGTCAGCGGCTCCCGTGGCGGGAACGTGGCACTCAACTCGGTGATCCAGGCGCTCGTGCAACTCGGCCTCATCGACAACAGCACCCCGTAGGAGCACGATGCCTCGCAAGCCGCCTCAGGAGGACGTGCTCAGCCTCCTCGCGCTGGCGAAGGAGGAACTGACTACCTCCGTCTCTCGCGGGAACGTGCTGACGTACAAGCCGTACCCGAAGCAGATGGACTTCCACACCTGCAACGCGCACGGTCGCTACGTTGCCGGAGCCAACCGATCCGGCAAGACGGACTCGGCGGTCGTCGAGGCGATTTGGTGGGCGACCGACACACACCCCTACCTCGACCGCCCGGAAGCCTGGGGCTCCGGACCCATCCAGATCCGCTTCGTCGTCGTCGACATCGTGAAGGGTGTCGAGGCCATCATCCTGCCGAAGTTGAAGCGGTGGTGCGCAACCTCCATGCTGATCGACGGGCAGTGGGGGCGCTCGTGGGACCAGCGCACGCTCACGTTCACCTTCGCGAACAAGTCGACGATCACCTTCCTGACGCATCAGATGGAACTCGACAAGCACGGTGGTGTGCCGCTCCACATGGTCTTCTTCGACGAGGAGCCGCCACAGGCCGTCTTCAACGAGAACATGATGCGCCTCATCGACTACAACGGCTACTGGGTCATCTCGGCCACGCCGGTCAACGGCATCGGCTGGACCTACGACCTCCTCTGGGAGCCGGTCGAAGCGGGCGAGATGACCGGCGTCCAGATCTTCCAACTGACGCAGGCCGACAACCCCTACCTCCTCGCCGGGGCTGACGAGCGAAGTAAGTTCTACGTCGGCATGAGCGCGGAGGAGCGGTCGATCCGCGAGGAGGGCGCGTTCGTCGCCCGCTCCGGCCTCGTCTTCCCGAACTTCAGCCCGCAGACGCACGTCCTGACCGAGCCTTTCATCCCGCCCCGAGAGTGGCGGTGGTACTCCTCTGTCGACTTCGGGTGGAACAACCCGACAGCCTGGCTCTGGCATGCGGCCTCTCCGGACGGTCGGATCGTCACGTTCGCCGAGCACTACGCGAACAACATGACCGTCCCCGAGCACGCCCTTGTCGTGAACGCGCGCGAGCGCGCCTGGCACCGGGTTCCGGACGTCCGCGTGGGCGACCCCGCAGGGAACCAGAAGCAGATGAACACCGGCACCTCTGCCATCGCGGAGTACGGAGCGGCGGGCATCTATATCGGGACGGAACTGCCCCGAGAGGTCATGGTCGGCGTCGAGAAACTCCAGCAGTACTTCCGTGTCGAGGACGAAGGCCCCTGGGGGCCGAACCGCCCTCGGTGGGTCATCTCGCCGAACTGCCCGAACCTGATCCGGGAACTGAAGCGCCTCCGCTGGGCCTCCTACGAGAGCGCGAAGCGGGCCTACGACACGAACAAGCAGGAGGAGATCCACAAGAAGGACGACCACGCCTTCGACTCGATCCGCTACCTCGCGTCCATCATGCCCGACCTCCGGCCCGACCCCTCGCAGATGCTTGTCGAGGGTCCGATCACGCTCTCCTTCGACCAGTTGATGAAGGTCCTGAGCGGATCGAAGTCCGATGGCGGCGAAAATGAGGTAGAGTACGGCGAAGATCGGTGGCAGACCGAGATGATCTACGGAGAGGCGTACTGATGCCCGAAGCACGGATCGTTGCAAGCCCGGAACTGACCCCGGCGTGCGACTTCCTCACGCGAAGCGTGACCGGACCCTTCATCGACACCGGAGTTGACGTGGACGACCACCTCGGCCGCTTCGTCGGCCGGGTCTACCTGTCGTTCGACACGGTGCGGTGGTTGCACTCCCTCCTGCCCGAGTCGCGCGTCTCCGGCGAGCGCCAGGAGCAGGACATCGAAGCCGCCTTCTCGCGCGGCGCACTCGAAGCGGTAAAGGAGAATCTCGGTGGAGACATTGTTCGTGTGGCTGACGCTCTCAGTCGTCTTCTTGCTCACCTTCCTGGTCCTGTTCCTGGCGGTGTGGCTCCCGAGGATGCTCCGACAGGCGGCTAGTCAGCAGACTCTCGCGCACGTCCACACACTCGACGTGCTGGAGCGCACGATCACCCTCCTGTCGGTGAAGGACCCGATCTCCTATCAGCAGATCCAGGCGATGCACTCCGCCCCCGGCTACGATGTGCTCTATGACCCCTCGGACGAAGCCGAGGCGGATAGAATCCACGCCCGTGACGGGGAACGTGGCGATGTGGAGGGTGACCTGAATGAGCGAGAACGTGCCTTCCTCGGCGACGTCTTCCCCGGCCTTGATCTCTGAGACGCTCTCCACTCCCGCAGTACTGGGGCAGGAGCCCGACTTCTTCGCCTTCCGCGACTCCGACGAGGGCAAGGCTCTCGTCAAGTGGGCGCTCGATGAGTTCTCGCGATGCAAGAGCGCGCGGACGCCCAAACAGCGCCAGTGGTACATGAACATGGCGATGGTCTTCGGCCATCAGTACCTCGAAACAATGGGCAAGGCCCTCCCCGACAGCGTGGCGGGGAAGATGGTTCTCCCCAAGGTGCCCCGGTACGTCCGTCGCAGGGTCATCAACCGCCTCCGGGCCTTCGTCCGGGCCGAGACGAGCAAGTTCCTCTCCTCCTTGCCCAACGTCACGGCCGTTCCCGCCACGGGCGAGGACGAGGACGTCCGCTCGGCGAACGCCGCCCAGCAGGTCTGGGAGTCGTACCAGTCCCGGCGCCGCCTGCGGCGCGAGTACAGCCGCGCGCTGTGGTGGATGGTCCTCACAGGGAACGGCTTCCTGAAGCAGTGGTGGGACCCGACAGCGACCGACAAGTTCAGCGGCCAGCCTGGCGACATCATGTACCGCTCGGTGACGCCCTTCCACATCTTCGTCCCGGACCTGCGCGAGCGCGAGATCGACGACCAGCCCTACGTCATCCAGGCCCAGGTCAAGAACTGTGAGTGGGTCAAGCAGTTCTACGCTGAGGAGTTGAAGGGCGCGAAGGTCACGCCCTCGACGGTCAGCGCGAACTCGCTTCTCGACGACGCCTACCTGAATCTCCAGGACTCCCCACGCACGGACATTGACAGCGTGGTCGTCTACGAGATGTGGGTGCGGCCGAACATGACCAAGTACCTGCCGCAAGGCGGCTTCCTGGTCATCGTCGAGGAGACGCTCGTCGGCCTCTCGCGGAACGGCCTCCCCTACGAGCACGGCGAGTTCCCGTACACGAAGTTCGAGCACATGTCGAACGACACCTTCTACGCCGACAGCCCGCTCGTCGACCTGATCGAACTCCAGAAGGAGTACAACGAACTCCGCACGGACATCTCGCTCGCCGGGAAGCGGATGGCACGTCCGCAGATGGCCGCTCAGCGCGGCTCCGTGGACCCGTCGAAGATCACGAACGAGCCCGGTCAGTACATCATCTACAACCAGGGCTTCGCCGCACCGATCCCGATTCCACTGAACCCGCTCCCGGAGTACTACGTCACTCAGCAGGACCGCGTCCTGGTCGACTTCGAGGATCTCTCCGGACAGCACGAAGTGTCCCGTGGCTCGGCCCCTCCAGGAGTGACGGCAGGCACGGCAATCTCCTTCCTCCAGGAGAAGGACGACCAGTACCTCACGCCTCAGTACCAGAACGTGGAGGACGGCTTCGAGCGCACAGCCATCCAGACGCTCTCGCTCTTCCAGCAGTACGTCGACATCGCCCGGAAGATCAAGGTCGTGGGCGCAGACGGCACCTTCGACACCATGCTCCTGTCGGGCGCTGACGTCCGGGGCGGCACGGACATCCGTGTCGAGCCTGGCTCGGCCATCGGCCAGAGCATGGCCGCGAAGCGTGCGTCCATCATGGAGATGTTCTCG